AGTCAAGTTAAGAAAACCAAATGACTTTCTATCAATTGTACAGTCTAAAACACCGAGGCAGATAGACAACGAATGGCAAAAATTAACTACGAAATCATCAGTACCAAATGGAAGAATCAATGCAGATTGCTTATTGCTGCGAGTCTTGGATTCTTAATTGCATGCTCTGAAAAACCGGTAGTATTAGAGCCAATACCAGAAACAATAGTTGAAGATCCAGTTGAGTATGAAATCACTTATATCGATCCGATTTCATATTATACTGGAGAAGAAATGCAATGTTTAATATTGAATTCATATTATGAAGCACGTAATCAAAGCCCAGAGGCCATCATAGCCGTGGCAATGGTTACCTTGAATAGATATAATGACAGCAGATATCCAAATGATCTCTGTGACGTTATAAAGCAATCTAAGTATGACTCAAATGGTAGACTACTTCTTCACCAATGCCAGTTCTCTTGGTATTGTGATGGAAAGTCTGATAACCCGAAAGATGAAATTGCATATAATAGGGTTATGGCGATTACTTATTATGCTCTTGAGCTTTGGTATAATGGTTGGGATATTACAAATGGTGCAACGCATTATCACGCAAATTATGTGAATCCTGATTGGACATACCAATTAACCTATGTTACTGATATTGGTGACCATAAATTTTATAAGTGGAATTAGAATGATTGAAGATAAAATATTAACTAGAAAAAGATTTTCGGAATTAGTTGAAAAAAGAGTAGCAAGTGGTAGAGAAACTAGCTACATCGATGCCTGTATTACTATATGTGAGGAGCATGAATTTCCTCCTGAAGACGTAGGCAAACTCATTTCTGTTTCTTTACACGCTAAAATAGAAGCAGAAGCAAGTCGAAATAATTTAGTTAAATACACGCATAACACCGCCGCATTGCCTATATGATTATGGAACCATTTGAAGCTTATAGATTCTATCAATCTATAAAACTACATTTTGAAAATGATACGTATGACGCAATAAAATACAATTATAAAACTTCTGCTAAACCGCAGTCATTTTGGAAAAGAAAAGATAAATTCTTTTTTGCAAAGGTTGGTCGTAAGTTTAATAATGTTCATGACCTTGTATTATATTACGTAGCTTATTTTGTTAATGATGTGAAGTGGATCGGTGAAATGCTGAATGATGAAGCCACTTATAACCAATGGCTTAAGAAAACACAATCACTAAGTTATACATTCAAACAAGATTTATATCGGTTGTCTGAAAATGCAAAAACATTTGATGACTTATTTGCAATTCAAAATAATTATCCGTTTCTGATAGATTCTTACTTAAAAAACGAAATTTCGTTAGAAACTGTGGTGGTTATAAATAATTTAGTCGGATTTATAAACAAGTTCGATAAACAAATTACGGAGACTATTGTGTGGCCTGAGCTATCACGAAAGATTCGTAAGTATGGCACGTTCATTGAGTATGATTATGAGAAGATGAAAAAAATTGTCTTCGAGGTATTTACATCTTAATGAAAATGTTGTATAATATATTATATCATGGGTAAAGTGGATAATTCAGAAAATACATTTAATACTATTATATACGGAGAAAATATATGTCGTTTCAAGACTTAAAACGTAATCGTTCTGCTTCAATCGAAGCTCTCACCAAAGCAGCAGAAGCTGTAGGTGGTTCCACAAATCAAAATCAATCTTATGTTGATGACCGTTTTTGGAAACCAACTGTTGATAAAGCAGGCAATGGTTATGCAGTAATTCGTTTCTTACCAGCACCACAGGGCGAGGAACTCCCTTGGGTTCGTTACTGGGATCATGGCTTTCAAGGTCCATCTGGTCTTTGGTATATCGAAAACTCTCTTACTTCAATTGGTCAACAGGATCCAGTATCTGAAGCAAATTCAGTATTGTGGAATACAGGCCGTGAAGAGGATAAGGAAACAGCTCGAAAGCGCAAGCGTCGTTTACACTATGTAACTAATATTCAGGTCGTATCAGATCCATCTAATCCAGAAAATGATGGTAAAGTTTTTCTTTATAAATTTGGTAAGAAAATCTTTGATAAGATTATGGATGTTATGCAGCCGCAGTTTGCTGACGAACAGCCTGTAAATCCTTTTGACTTCTGGGAAGGTGCGAATTTCAAACTCAAAATTCAGCAGGTTGCTGGTTATCGTAACTATGATAAATCAGAATTTGCTTCTGTCACTCCGCTATCAGCGGATGATACACAACTAGAAGCTATTTACAATAAGCTTTATAGTCTACAGGATTTCCTCGATCCTAAGAATTATAAATCTTATGCTGATCTCAAAGCTCGTTTGAATAAGGTTCTTGGTGAAGAATCTGTAATGACTACGGCTGAATCAATTGCTATCGATGAAACTGCTAATGTTTCAGTAGTGACTGAAGCTCCTGGTGTACAGATTAATTCAGTACCAGAAACTAATAACGACGAAGAAGATACTTTGAGTTACTTCCAAAAACTAGCTGAAGGCTAGGTTTTTCAGGGGAGCTTCGGCTCCCCTTTTTTTTATCTTGGGAAATTAACAAATTCCATTCTAGACATGTCAGAAGCGCTCATTCCTTGAGATATATTTACAACTTGGCTTGAAGCGTTTACATTATTTCCACCACCACCGCCACCAGCAATAACTACTGGTGCAGCATTCGCTCTCATTGAATCCATTTCAGCTCTAATATTATCTATTTCTCTTTGCCTCTGAATTAATTCAGAATCTGGTGCCCTTGATGCCATTGCTCTTGTAGTAAATTCTTGTGGCGATAATTCTAAAGATTCAGCTGCTGAAGTTCCAAGCATTCTTTCTGTGGCGGTTAATTGTCTATCAATAGATGCTTGTGGATCAGCTTGAATTTGTTGATCACGAATTTGTCTTAGTCTTTCAAATTCAGCTTGAGCTTCGTCTTCATCAACTCCACCAAAGAATCCCGTAACATTTTCTATTGCTTGAGCTCGTATTTCTTCATCCGTTGCATTCATTGCAACTTCAGGTGGAACTATTTGTTCTGCATCCTCACTAAAGAAATCAAAATCAAATAAACCTCTTATATAATCTGTTATTCTAGAAATTTGATTACCAATAAATTCCCTTAAAGAGAATCCATCTTCTGGTGTTTCAAATGAAAATGCAGAGGCAATCCAATTAATAGCCATATCAATTGGAGCAAATAACATATCATATAATCCACCTTCACCAAATAATCCCTCCCACATGGAAGAGAACATTGGACCAATTCCATCTGCTATTTCTGTAAACTTTCCTTTAATCCAATCAACAGATGAACCAATAAAAGAAAAGAGCGATTCAAACATTGAATTAAATAATTCAGAGAATGAGAATTCACCAACAACGTCAGCCGCATTCTCAAATCCCATCTTACCTAGAATCCATGCCACACCATCTTTTAATAAATCGAGTGGAGCAGCAACTAAACTATCAAATAGATTTTTAATACCTTCTTGTAAACCACCAATAATTCCTTCTTCTTTAAATCCATCAATGAAGCCAGTAATAAATGATACTGCACTCATTAATACAGCGAAGGGTACAAATAATTTACCAAGAACTTTTCCAAATTTACCTAAGAATGTGCCAATTGATCTAATTGATTTAAAGATACCACCAACGGCAGACATAATTGTTCCACCAAATACTAAAAAGAATCCGCCAATTGCAGCAGCAACTCCTTTCCAATTCTTAAGAATTAATTCTTTTGCATTTTCAAAATCACCATCAAGTAAAGATTTAATTGCTTCTGTCATATCAGTAAAGAAACCAATTACATCATCAATAAGTTCTTTTAAAGTTTCAGGAGAAAACAATAACATACCAATAGCACCGAGAGTTCCTAATAACCCAGCACCTTTTGTAAAATTAGATGAAAATTCATCGAGACCTTTGGCCATTTCTTCAGAGCCTTCAGCAATTCTTAATAGAATTGAATTTGCTTCATCGGCTTTGCGTTGAGCCTCACGACGATTCTCTTCGGTTTCAGCTCCTTCTGCTATAACATCAATTGTTTCTTGTGCTAATTGTTTTTCTTCTTCAGATGCAACAGGGTTTTCTAATATAGCCCTTTGAGCAGCAAACTCAACTTCTAATTGTTCAGAAGCAGCATTACCTTCTGTGAGACTGTTTAAGGAATCTAACTTTTTGCCCAACTCTGCAAGACTTAAATCTCTATCAGCAGCAGCCTTTTGGTCCTTTAATGTTTGTGTAAGGGCGTTCAGACCGTCTAAATTTTGTAAAGATTCTTTTGCATCGCTTTGTTCAGCTACAAGAGCAGCCAAAGTAGCATTGAGCTTTTTCAACTCTTCGGTACTTTGTTTCTTTTCTGCGCCAGAAAGCTTTTGATTATTTTCGCTTTCTCTAGCAATTGCTGCAGTTGCTTCCGCAATTTGATTCGCAATTTCTTGTAGTTTTTTAGTTAAATCGTCGGCCATTTACGTCTCTCTCATCAGCGCTTATTTTGCATTTTAATTCTATCATTCTCATCTTTAATATATTGTTGGAGCAATATAACATATATTTCTCTTTCCCAGGGAATCATATTATCTAATTCAGTTAGAGAATATTTGTGATGTTGCATCAATGCAAAGTTAGTTTTGTAATGATTCTCCAATGTTTCATGAGAGAGACCTATTAGAAAAAATTCGTTAGGCCCTCTATCGTTAATTTATTATGAGTCTTACAGTTTGTGCAATCAAACTCGATGTCATGCTTTAGTTTTGGCATGTCATCAAAAAAACTCGTAATCTTTTTAAACTGATCTGATGTTAGAGATTCAATAAAGTCATTGATACTCTCTGCAGACTCATCAGATGCAGCATAAACATTTTCGGCATCGTATATTGATTCAATCGATGCAGCTATTTGTGCAAAGGCTTGTGATGTATCATCCTTTGCTTTACTCGTATTCTTATAAGATCCCTTTACCGTAGGATATTTTAATACCACACCTACTTCATCTGTTAATTGGACCTTTGCGTTTTGTTTTACTTCCCCTTGTACTTCAACAGTGTTTAAATCCACCATTACTTCATTTGACGTCGAACAATCAGAGCATTTAATTTTAAGTTTCGATGTTTCACCAACAGATTTTGCTCTGAGTTTTAGAAACACATACTCTAAATCAAATAATGCTAGCTTATCAACGTCAACTTGGCCTTCAGTACAAGCGGCCACTGTATCCCTTAATGCTCTTACCATTTGAGATTGGTCTTTCGTCTCAAATGCCATCATTAAAACTTTTTCTTCTTTTACTAAGTACGGTCTATATTCTACTGTCTGACCTGTACTCGGTATTTTCATGGTGTGCTTCGCAGACACCAACTTAGGTAATGCCATAATATTCTCCTATTATATAGAATAATAAATTAACCAAACAAACTTTTCACGCCTGAAGATGCGCGTGAAATCAAACTCTGTCCTCCAGATGAAGCTGCTTCATTCATGGTTCCACTCAATCCCGCTCCAAATATATTAGTCACTTTACCAGATAATTGACTGACTACACTTCCTAGCGATCCCTCGTAAGGTATCGTGATTGAATTCGCATTTGCAGTAATTTTACCGCGTATATCGCCAGTAATTGCTTGTAATACAGAAGACAATTCACCGGCTATTTGTCCTTTTAAACCTGCCAATATGGTTTCGGCTTGAGCACCAAGATCACCGAAAGGCGAGAATGGTACCGAAGGCATTAAAGGATTTGGAAAAGATATTGCATTTTTTAATTCAGCCAATGATGTTGCCAAACTAAAATATGTTGAATTTGTTTTAAAATTTTCATATGTAAATGTAACACTTAATCGAATCACTTCGTTCTCAGAAGAATTTGATAACTCAATTGCTGATACTGTAATTGGAAAAGCGTTTTGCAATGTAGTCTTATAAACCATATTGCCTTTTAAATCTAAATTAGTTATAATAATATCAGAAGCGTATTGCTTTTTATAATAAACAACACCATCCTCATCATTAATAACAGACCGCATCCAGTTGTCCATCAACCTTTTAATATAAAAGTCGTTTGTTACTAAGAAATTCATAGTAACGTCGTCATTAATAAAAGAATATGGAGTCTTTGTTGCATGCTTCCATGTTGCGTGTTCATTTGTGGATATAGATCTACCAGGAAGAGATACTGATTCGCATATAGCATTTACTAAATAAATGTCCGGATTGACTGAAGCTGGACCAGTAAATGTAATAGCAAATAAATTTGTACGGGCTAAACCGCCACGTTCTGATATCTTTGCTTGTAAATCTGATATAGGGTTATCTAAAATCATGATAGAGCTCTTTGTCTAGAATCTTTCCAAATGGAACGCTTATTGGCTTTTCTAAATTGTTCGGTCGGAAGAAATACTGCAATTTCCCATTCATCGGCTGGCACCATAACAGGTGAAGCCTCTATGTGTTCATATAAGTATCTTTTAAAACATGGTGCAAACCATTTTAATTTAGAAGATGATTTCAATAATTGATATGATAATTTAAATCGTGTTGACTCATCATATTTTTTATTTGTTGTAATGTCCATTAACGCGTCTAACATTTTTGCTCTTAAAGCAGGCGGTAAGTAATGGAGATTTAATCCATAGAATCCTCCTGGAGCTGGTTCAACCATTATGGTTAATGGGAACGAGTCATAATAAGGTAACGTTTCGCGTGTCTTTGGATCATAAAAATACATATACATCGACCCAACCCGTGCACGGTTTCTTTTTACCATGTTTGGATCTCTTAATAACCCACGGCGATTGACGTTTCTTAAAGTTTTTAATTTGTCTTGAAACCAATCACGCGAAGCATCAGTTCTGAGTTTTACACCCGAACCAATCGCGTCTTTTTTATATTTGTCAAATATTGATTCTGCCATACATCTATTTATATGGCTAAGTGAGGAGTTTGATTCCTAATTTTTTAAGATGATTTTCTGTCCATATTTCAAAATGATAACCATAGTTCTCTGCATATTGGCTAGCAGCTTTCCATTTAGATTCATTCTTAACGTAGGTCATGACCTCATTAATATATTTCTTTGTTTGTCGAGCTGGTTTCTTAGGAGGTTTTGTCTGTGATTCAGGTTTAATTTCAACCAACACAATTCGACCATTTGAGAATTTAATTTTTAAATCAATAAAGTATCGATGGATTCGATTATCTGTTTTGCACCGATAAGGTATTACAGTTTCTTCGGAAGACCATGATACTACATCATCTCTTTCTTCACACCACCGAAAGCATTGCCTTTCCCATAATGATCGATACGTAACGTTTCGTATATCGCCATTATATTTTTCAGGCTTTTTAATTCTATATTTACCTTTGTAAGTTTTGGCCATAACCATATAAATAGATTAGAAAACTTAATTTTATTTATAGGTTAACAGTCAATGTCAGTCGATCTCATATATCCAGAAAATTTAGATGGTAATGCACCATTTATGAGAATTACTGCATCAAAAGCTGATTATGGCTCTGGTGGAGAAACGTTTGGAACAGTAACACTATATCATCCACAACAAGTATCATTCGCAGATGGTGCTTCATTCTCTACCTTTGATATGGGTCCATTGGGTTCTAATATTTTAGAAGGTATGAAAAACGGCGAATCGGCCGGGGAGATTGCTTCTCGAATGAACGAATCAGCATTTGGCAATTCAGCTGATCCTGAATTATCAACTATGTTGGCCATGAAGATTGCACAAAATTCTGGTGCAGGCGCAATCGTGCCTGGTGCAGATCAACTTCAAAATATATATGGACAATCAAAAGGAAAGGCCGTAAATCCAAATACTGTAACTGCCTTTCAAAATATGGTATTAAGATCTTTTGCATTTAATTTTAAATTAGTTGCTGAAAATCCATTTGAAGCAGATGAAATTCGTAATATACAAAGATTCTTTCGTGCAACTATGTACGCAGAATCAGGCCAAGGGAATTATCTTTTAACTTATCCACATGTATTTGCAATTGAATTCTGTACAAAAGAAGGTAAACCAAATCCTTATTATCCTACAATATATCAAACGAATTTAGTTAATTTTACTACAAATTTTTCAGCTCCTACATCAATGCATTTTGAAGGTGGAGCTCCTCTTGAAGTTGATATGTCATTAACCTTTCAAGAAACTAAAGTTCTTACTCTTAACGATTTCAACGAAGCTGACATCGCTCTTATATAGGTATTTTCATGTTAAACTTTTTTAGATCATTTCCACTAAGAGAATATCAATTTCAAGACGAAACAAACGATAAAATTTTTATTGTTGATATATCTAAAAATGTAAGAGCGTTTTTAGATGAAATGGATAACCACACGTATTATTTGTGGGAAACAGTTTCTGACGGATCAAGACCCGATCAGTTATCGATGAAATTATATAAGACACCAAATTATTGGTGGACCTTTTTTGTAATTAATCCTCGATTAAATGATGGCCTTCATCAATGGCCAAAGAGTTCTCTTGAATTAGAAAATTATGTTACTTCTAAATATGGTAATCGTATAGCATTAACACCAATACAAAAATCTGGATCCGTTAATGATGTACATCTGATTTCAAACCGAAATACAGATATTATAATTGGTGAACAGGTTTTAGGTTTTGATTCAGGTGCTACAGGAGTTGTTGAAAAGGTAAACCATCAATTAAATCAGGTCATTGTAAAAGATGTAGTTGGCGAATTTTCAGATTCAGAATCAATTGGATTTATTACATCCACAATTGTATTTTCTTTTAACGCAGATCATAAAGTATTAATTCAATCTTACGAAGATGCTGTACATCATTATATAGATTCAGATGGTAACTGGATTGATCGTTTAAGATTTAATGAAGATGATACAGAATTACCTGTTACTAATTTTGATTATGAATTAAAAGAAAACGATAATAAAATGGATTTAAAAGTTTTAAACGCTTCCGTGGTTGATGAGTTCGCTACTCGATATAAAAAGTTAATTAACTCATGACAATATCAAAAGGGTTACACCCCACTGACAACTCGGCTATTGAACCGAATTCCTTTCGTTTAGATGTTGTGATGGAATCAGCATCTGGTAAAGAAAGAGATATATCGAGCTTAGTTCAAACCTTTACCGTGTATGAATCAATCTTTCAGCAGCCGTTGATTGCTGAATTAGATATTGCAGATGGTTTATCTCTTTTTGAAGATATGAATATATCTGGCAATGAAAAGATATCCACGGTTGTACGTAAACAAAATACAAAAGATGAACCAATTCGAGATATACAAAACGATTGGTATGTCCTTGATATACCTTTATATGGTAAACCAAAGCCTGATTTAGCCACATATAAAATACGTTGCATATCACCATTAGGTTTAGTTGCTAAGTTTCGAAAAATATCTACATCGTTATCTGGATCATCAGCTGAGATTCTTCAAGAGCTTTATCGCCAAGTAGGCGCTGAATTAGAAATGCTTGACGATCAGACTCTTGGTGCTATGAAATTTATTTGTCCTAAGTTAACGTATGCAGATGCTATTGCATTTATATTAAAAAAATCAATGGCAGCAAACGGCGCGCCAATGTTTACTTATCAAAGGTTTGATGATTCTAAATATGTTTTAAACTCTTATAATAATATGATTACCTCTGAAGTATTAGATACTTATTGGCAAGGAACGTTTTATTCACACGAAGAGCAGACTGACGAATCATTTGAAGAAAAACGATTACGTATATTAGAAGCATCATCAAACCTTGGATTCTCTCCGTTTAAAAGCGTAAAAGGCGGATCATATGTAACACGTACACATCGTTTAGATTTATCAAATAAGGTATATGAAACGATTGATTATAACGCGTTTGAAGATGAACCAATTTTAATTGACGGATCCGAATCAGATTTAGTATGGGATAGAGATTTTTCTATATCAGGAGTCAGTCCATTAGATTTAAAAGAGTCATATAATATTTTTATCAATCAAAACAATTTAGCGATGGCTGATGATGACCATGTAAATGTACATGGATTTGGCTCTTATAAAATGGCATATAAACATTCAGTATATTCAAACCTAGAACAAATAGAGCATACACTCAAATTAAATGGTGATACACGTTTAATGCCAGGAACCGTGATTGAAATTTTATTTCCAAAGTCTGGTCAAGTTGATGGAGCCGGTAGAGAATCAGATGAAATGTTATCAGGTCGATATTTAATTGTATCGTCAACACACCAATTCGATCAAACTGGTTATTATACGCGATTGAAAATACGTAGAGACTCGGTGCATAAACGATGAATAATTTTATGGATACAAAATTCGCATGGTTTCATGGTGTTGTTGAAGACCGTGCGGACCCTTTATATTTAAATCGAGTAAGAGTAAGATGTTATGGTTACCATACCGCAGATAAAGCATTATTGCCAACAGAAGATCTACCTTGGGCTACAATACTTTTACCAACTACAGAATCTGGAACATCCGGTGTTGGGCGTTCGCCACATGGGTTAGTAGAAGGTTCATGGGTAGTTGGATTCTTTCGTGATGGAACAGATGCACAGGATCCAATTATTATGGGTTCGGTTGCTTCATTGAATACGATTGAAGCTGATCCATCAAAAGGATTCTTTGATCCATTGGGTAATTATCCTAAAAAGACAGACGATGAATTAACGAATTATTTACCAGCATCAGATGTAAATCGTGCAGCACGTGGATTAGCCACACAGGCTTCTAAAAATCAAGAAACAATTCGTGTTGGTAAGGTTGCAGAAAAATCAAAAGCAGAACCATTTCAATTAAGTGGTGACATACCAAATATCTTTTATTTTGATGAACCGCCTAGTCCTGCTAAACCACAGTATCCATTTAATAAAGTACATGAATCAGAATCAGGGCATGTAATTGAAATTGACGATACTGCTGATTATCAACGAATTAAAGAACACCACCGTTCAGGTACTTTTTATGAGATACACCCGGCCGGTGAAAGAGTTTTAAAAGTTGTTAAAGATAATTATGAAGTGACTTTAGGCGATGATTATGTAAATGTAAAAGGAACATCTCGTGTTACAATTGAAGGTGATTGTAACTTATTTGTTGTAGGTAATTATAACGTAGAAGTACAAGGTAATAAGACAGAATATATTTACGGTAATCTTACACAATATGTTGGTGGTAATCGATCAAACGAAGTGGTTGGTAACTTAGGTGAAGTTGTTGGTGGCGATTTAAGTCAAGCCACGTCAGGCCAAGTTACAAAGACTGCTAAGAAAGATTACGTTATTACTGCTAAGAATAT